AAGTTGTAAATCGTTATGTTGTGGTCTAGTTGTTCTTCACTTGCAAGTAACAGTTTCTCAAGTAATTTACGATAGATCATTAAATCACCTCCTTGAGTAGCTTTAATGTCAATGCATACTCTACACCGTCAAGTGCACCAATATACCAAGTGTCACCGTTAGTGTTGTTGATAAGCTCGAACATGATAATATCACGTTCAACCATCAACTGACCTGCCGACTTGGTTGCATATAGTGTATAACCATACGCATACCCTGTCTTGTACTCTAAATCCCAACCCTTGCCTTGAACTGTTTTCATACCAAATTCCTCCTCGAATGTTCTGTGAGTGGTCTCATCAGCTAGTGCTTTACACTAGAACGGCGGTTATTAGCCACCGTTTCGACCTTGTTAGTCGATTGTTGTAAGATCTATACTAATACTCTTACCATCATAGTAAGTCCAGTAGGTACCTTTCCAGCCAATTTCTTTGTTGCTGTTGTCTATGATGTCTCTTAGTTCTTTAGCATGTTGAACCGTGTTGTAATACTCATCTAAGTCTTGAGAATCACCAAGCTCATAACCCTGTGCATTCAGATACAAAGTATCAACCCACATGCTACTACCATAGTTATTAGTGTCTCCGATACGTTGGAACAGTTCTACATACTGACGTGGGAATAATGCTTTACCGTCTGCCTTGTTACCAGTAATAATTTTAACCTCGTTGTAGTCTAACAAGTTCAAGAAGTCACCGTTAACCAATATTGTTACTAAATTCATACCAATACACGCTCCTATTAAGTAAGTTTGTTGGGTGGTATAGCCGCCACCCTCGGCTTGTATTACTTGCTAGCTTGCTTGCTTAACTTTGCTACAAACTTAGCCGCTTTATCTTCACTTGCAAAGTAAGCGGTTCGGATTGTTGAATACACCTCCCCATTTGGATAATATTCACGAACTTTGTACTCCACTTGCACTTTTTTCATAACCGAAAACTCCTTTCAACTATGCGTTCTCTTACGAGTAACGTCTTACAAGTTAACAGCATGTTATACAAATGCTGTCGTACAAATTAACAAATATTTCGATTATTTGCTGACTTGTACGACAGAACTTGTCATACAAAACTTGTAATAAGAGACGCTGTATAACCACTCTTATGTACCCTCTGAAAAAAATATTCAAAAAGTACTGTTTTGGTGATAAGAATGCATGTATACAGCGTTCTTATAATATTATATATATTTGTATACGGTAAAATCCATTTTTTAATTTCCCCCTAAAACTTTTAACACCTAAAAAAAAACTTGTATACGTACTTTTTGTATACAAAATGGTGTTTACAGGGTTATTGGAATATACCATATTGCATGTGGTAAGTAATTGTACACATCCTATGTACTTGTATGGGTAGCATTATCTACCTAGCTTGTTGTGATCAGGTTAATGCAGTAGCTTGAAACTGCACTGTGCTTGTCAGGCACATCGTATTTAGTTATCAAAGAGCCAGATGAACAAGGTCTCATCAGTAGTGACTTAATCACTAGACAGCACCAATATCAGTGCTGTTTCGACCTAAAAGAGCTCCCTAGAACAGGAAGCTCATCTCATACCAGTATACAAGGTCATCAACGTTCTCAATCAACTTAACCTCGTATAAGTCACCACCAATACGTTCGAAAGTATCTTCAGCTCTGAGGAATGAAGTATATTCGTACAATACTTCAACCTTTAGTTCTTCATCGTATACCGCTAATACGTATTGAGTATCAGGGTATTCGAGTATAACGTTCTTACCATCCCATGCATTCATCCAGTTAACCTCCTTAGTATCTGACAAGAGCTCATCAGCAGTGACTTTATCACTGGACAGTGGCACTAATACACCACTGTTTCGCTCTAGAAGAACTTCCCCCTATAGAAGGGAGAAGCTCTTTCCGTACTTCTTACGTACTGGGTTGTTTTCTACCCAAGCGTCTAATTCTGCTACTGTAGAGAAAGTCTCTTGAACCCACGTATTTTTGAACTTACCGAAGTTGATACGTACTTTCTTACCAGCATTTAAGTGATCTTTTACTGCTGGTACTGACTCTTTGCTGTAAGCTAACTTTACTGATTTGTAAGGAACTTTAGGTGCATTTACTACATAACCACGACTTACTAACTCACTTACAATAACCTCTGTTTCAAGTGCTTTTAGATCAAATGCTTTCTTACTCATACCTACACTTCCTCTACTCTTAGTCAAACCATTCCTGATTTGCTGATGCAATCATAACACGGATTTGTCCGACAAGTCAAAATTTTTTTTTGGCAGGGCTCAAACCCGCATTCTTGCTGGCTTTTTTCGCTGGATGGGAACAAATGTTTGGCGTTTTTTTGTTCGGTTTGGAGTCGTATATCCGCCCGCTCGTTTTTTATTTGGATGGGATCGGGGTCAAAACTCCGCCGCCGCCGCCCAAGATCTTCCGCCACCAAAAAATCTATACCTGCAAACCTCTTCTCATTTCTCCAGCTTTCTGTATTTACTGTCATTCATATTTGTGCTATATTAAGTTTGAGGTGAAATGACCAAATGTTGAGAAAAATGATACAAAATTACGAAAAATTCAACGATTTTACTAGAGAAAAACAGGAAATTACCATGGTATTAGCCCAAAAATTCGAAGAAAATCCAACTGCTCTGTACTATTCTCCAGTTGAACTTCGAGCTCAGCTAGGTATAGGAAACCTAGACCAATGGCAAGACTTCCTTAATCTCGAGCCTGTACGCTCATATATTAAGGCTCAGATGGGTTTCCATGCTCAGATAGCTCAACGTAAGGCTTTCCATTCTCTCGAGCGAGAAGCCATAGGAGGGGACGTACAAGCGGCACGTCAAATCAACGAACTATCGGGTATCTTAGCTAACGCTGACCAAAACCGTATTATTGTCCTACACCAAATCGAAAGGAGCAATTTCTATGGCAATAATGCCCCCAGAACAGCAAACGCAAACGCCACTACCTAATGTTAGAAATAGTGTTTTCTTAATGTTGGCTCTATTAGATGACGTGGTTCAACGCACGAACTTAAATCTACCAGTTCAGGTTCAGGCTATCCAAGGTATATCACAAGCTATCAAAACGTTTTCAGATATATTAGATAGACCGAACTTACTAGAACGTAACATGAATATGTTGGTCAAGACTCGACCAGAGATGATGCAACAGCTTGGACAAATGGGTCAGACAAGAACAGACGTAGCACCACAGACGACAAATGATTTACAGAGATTTGAAGCATGATTTGCCTACACTGTTATACCGCAGAGATGACCGTACCAGAAAATCAGCATCCAGCTTATGTAGAATGTTTGAACTGCGGAGCAATCGAGCTTATCTATATACCACAAGACTACCAAAAGTCGGCTCATAACATTCCATATCAAAAGAACAAAGACGGCTCTTTGAAAATTCAGATTGTGGGTTTCTTCGGAGGATTCGGCTCAGGAAAATCTAAGGCATCTCTCCAAGAAGTGTTCATGCGAGCGTTAGAGAATCCAAGAGGAACAGGACTTCTCACCGCACCCACACTTCAACAGTTGAAACGGACGACACTCAAAACGTTCTTTAATGAAGTCTGTCCACCGCCTTTAATTCAACGGTATAACAAATCAGATGGAGAAATTGAACTGAAGAATGGGTTTGTGTTCTATACGATTCCTTCAGATGACGAAGAAAAGCTACGCTCTATCAACGCAGGTATCATTCATATGGAAGAAGCGAGCGGTATTAAGTTGTCCATCTACGAACAGTTACTGAATCGTATGAGGGACTTCAACGTGAAGAACAAGATGTTTGCTGTGTGTTCTAACCCAGATATGGGATGGATTAAAGATGTGTTCGTGGATAACGAAAAACGAAAAGACCCGAATCATCCAGAACACAATCTGTACAATCCGTACATAAACGCGTTGGTTTGGGAAACAGCACTCAACAAACACCTTCCGCCAGACTTTATCGAGGTGAATAGCCGCGGTAAACCAGACTGGTGGATACAAAGATACCTGAAAGGTAGCTTCGAACATTCAGATGGGATGGTTTATCCTAACATCTCAAAGACGTTCGTAGACCCGTTCAATATACCAAACCATTGGGAAAAGTTTGTTACGCTCGACCATGGTCTAAGGAATCCAACAGCCGTATTGTTTGGAGCGATAGATAAGGATAAAGGTATCGTCTATATCTATGACGAGTATTACAAAGCCAATACCCTAGTTCCAGAGCATGCCAAGGAACTTAAACCTAAAATAGAAAAGATACCCCACGGTAGACTACGGTTTATGGTAGGCGACCCTTCAATTCGAAATAAGACAGACCCGATTAACGGAAAGTCGGTACAGGCATTGTATCAGGAATACGGACTTTTCTTTACAGAGGGGAATAACAATATCGAAGCAGGGATACTACGAGTAAACAGTTACATCGAACGTGGAAGATTGAAGATATTCAATAATTGTATAAACTTGCGTAAAGAGATTATCAACTACAAGTTCCCAGAACTGAAAACGGATAACTACAACAAGAACCTTGACGAGAAGCCTGTTAAAGCAAACGACCACGCTTGCGATTCTCTCAGGTATGGGATGATGCGATTACCAGAAGACCCTGATATGTTAGCAAACGATTCGTACAATCCACCTAAGCGTGTCACACAAGACGAGCCAGAGTACGAATACGAGGACTTCTCAGGTCGTGGATTTTTATCTTTTGTATAAGGAGAACATTATGTCAAAACTCTATCCACACGCAGTCTATTACACAGATGGAAGTTACATGATTTACGATTTTAACGCGTCTGATGTAAAATCTATTGTTAAGCATTTACAGACCGAAGATAAAGGATTTTTAGAACTAAGCGTGGGGTTCCTTACATTTAAAGAAGTTCGTGCCATTATTAAACAGAAAGAAAAGGAAGAAGAACAACAAGTAGAAGCAGAAGACGTAGACCCAGAATTGTCGTTTAGCGTTCGGTCGTACTTGAATCAATTGCGAGGAGTGGAAAGATATTGAGAAACGATCAACAGATTGTCCAAAAGCTCTACCAACGTTTCCGTAAAGCTCAAACAGCGGTACAGAATAAACAGATGTTGTGGGCAGAAATGGATATGTTTGACCGAGGGGAACAATGGAAGAACGAATCCATTCCACCTTGGATTCCAAAACCGATTACAAACTACATCAGATACGTTCGTACATTAAAAAGAG